ATCGGCGGTGGTGATGGTGGTATATCGTGCCTTAGCAACTATTAACAAGGAATGGATTGACCCATGGATGGACTACTTGAACCGTCTTGATATGGAAGCACAGTCATTGTTCGCTATGCAGGTACGCAATCCGAAGTATCAGAAGCAAGGGCTGGTCATGACTAATAAGAAGTTCACCGCATGGTGCATGGCTAACAACTTTATGTTCACGGCAGACAAAAAATGAGCGAAAACGAAAAGACGATACAAGCGATAAGAGTTTTATTAGAACCACGTGATGAGATGTCGTGCGAGATATTGCGTGGAATAGTGGAAGCCATATATCTTTTAGTAAAGGAACAATCAAAATGACACTAGCAATAGGTAAACAACTAACCGCCGAGCAACGGCTATGGAAGGCGACGACTGACATACTTGGTCGAACCGAGTTCGTAGCACTAGCGGGTGTGCTGATGATTGGTAGTAAGAAGATCATTGATGGCTTACCCACGGCGTGTACGAATGGTCGTGACGAACTATATGGTAGGGAGTTTGTAGATAGTTTGACCGATGCAGAGTTCCGCTTTTTGATGTTGCACGAGTGCTACCACAAGATGTATCGCCACTTAACAACTTGGAAGAACTTGCATGACATTGATGCGACACGCGCAAACCGAGCGTGTGACTATGTTATCAACGGCAAACTATCCGACATGGACTTGGGCGATTTTATCAAGATGCCCGAGGGTGGGTGTTTGGATGATAAGTACCGTGGCATGAACGCTAAACAAGTCTTTGACATGTTGGGGGATTCCGACGACGAGGGTGAGGGTGGGCAAGGTGGCACTGGTATCGACGATCATGACTGGGAAGGGGCAGAGGAGATGTCCGCCGAGGAAGCCGAAGCATTGGCTAAAGAGATCGACGAAGCGGTGCGCCAAGGTTCGGTACTTGCGGGTAAGACTGGCTCGGGTGGTAATCGTGACCTTAACGAGTTACTACAAACCAAGAAGGACTGGCGAGAGTTACTGCGTGATTACGTCACAACAACTTGTGCAGGTAAGGACTACTCGACTTGGAAGAAACCTAACCGTAGATATATCGGTATGGATATGCTCATGCCCAGTTCGATCAGCGAAACAATGGGTGAACTTGTTGTGGCGATAGATACCTCGGGTTCAATCGGTCAGCGTGAATTGACTAGGTTCTTAACTGAGATCAAGGGTATCTGCGATCAGGTCAAGCCAAGCAAGGTGCGCCTACTGTATTGGGACACGGCGGTATGTGGTCATGAAGTCTATGACGAAACCCAGCGGGACAACATCGCTACTTCTACCAAGCCACAAGGCGGGGGCGGTACAGATGTGGAGTGCGTACCGATTTATATGAACGAGCATGGTATCAAGCCTGAGTTAGTAATAGTACTAACAGATGGTTACTTGGGTGGGTCATGGGGTCAATGGAGTGTGCCTGTGTTGTGGTGTATTGACGGCAACAGTTCAGCGACAGCAGACGTGGGTACAACTATACATATTGAGGAGTAAGGAAATGGATGATATAAAAAACTGGAAGGAAGATAGTGGAATACCACACGACAACGGCAAGATCAAGTGGTATGCCATTGGGTTAGAGGAAGATCAATCCGTTTATGTAGGCGAGTACGACATGACGGATTGGTATAAAACCTTTGATGAACAAGTATTCCCCAAAGCCAAAGAAAAAGCGGATCGCTATTTTGCGAGTGAGTTATGGCAAGTGATGCGGAAAGACCAAGTAATTGACGTGATGCACAACTTATCAATGGCTTTACATTCGTCAGGGGATTTTAAGAAAGATTGGATAGGTACGGATTGGTGGGATGAATTTGACGAAGGAGATGAATGATGCTTGAAATTCTATTTATATTTTTTGTATTGAGTGGTGTGTTCGCATGGGGTGTTATTGCCTATGTAGTTATTAACTTATTGTGGGAGAGTAAATGATGGTTATTGAAACAAGTAGAAGCCCGACCATTCACTTGGAAGGCAAAACACTAACTGCTTTGGAAGCATATAGACAACACCTAGCATCGACTGGGCGGGGCTTACTTAACTATGACAAGGTAATAGCAATCTTATTACAAGGTAAACAAACTAAACAGAGGAGCAAATGATGGGATATTACAGACTAAGTAGTTTTGACGAAGTAGCCAAAGCGTACAACGAGATCAAGCCGATTCGTGGGGCAAGAGCAGGTGAAGACCTGCGCCCACTAGCAGAGCGACGTTACTGGTGGAATCGGGTGGTCAGAATATCGGACACCAAGTATGTCTTGGGTGATGGCAACTGCGAATGGTACGGTAGCTGGGATGATGGCATACGGGAACAAGTTGCGCCGATTGTATGGGAACGCAAGGAAGATGGCGACTATATCACTGTGCGTAATCACATGAACGGGGGCACGGCGGTATCTCGCTTTGATTTCTTAAAAAGTTTCTTACCACAAGGTATGTTCTTTCACTACCCACAAGGCGGGGGCAAACACTTTGTACTCCATGGTGGGGCAGAACACTACCTGCCGAAGTTCAAGGCAGCCATAGATTGGACTGCTAAGACATTCGCAATGGTGCAGGACAACAAGTTGGTGTTCAAGGCCGAGGGTGATGGTAAGTTCACACGGGTTAACAACTTACAACCTATGCAGACACGGCGCATCGACAAGGAAGTAGATAGGTACTTCAAGCCCAAGATGAAGGAGATGTGGGACTGGATGTGTATGGTATTACCTGTGATGGGTGATGGATTGGGTGATGCTAAGAACGCATATGCAGAAGCACTAACCGAAGGTAAGGGCAGTTATTGGCACTGGGAACGTCAAGTAGATAAGAACTTAGTACAAGAGATTCTCGACAACCCTGAGCATGAGAAGCGTATGGCATTGGCGGGGCTGAGTGCATACCAAGCAGATGCAATAACGGGTGGTAGGTTTGACCCACAAAAAGATTCATACGCAAAGTTTAGAAACTGTATGCGTAAGGTCGGTGGTATGTTTGCAGTAGAACTTAAGTAGTAATGTTACTAACAGGAGATTGGAAATGACAACGAAGATAGCAAACTTAAACAAACTTATGGGTAATAGTAACCAAGTGGGGAAGATAACAAATTTACACGCTAGGGCGGTAGAGGTCGGACATACTGAGTTCTTAGCAGGTGCGCCTGTGTCTAAGGAGTTATTAGGCTTTGCCCAAGCATTACAGAAGGCGATGCCGAAAGTGAAATTTTTCCCGCATACTTTTAATCTTCTTACCGATAAAAAGATCCACGCTTGTGACGAGATGTTTGTATACATGGATGACTTTCCCTGTGACCTAGGTCGAATAAGTTGGGCAGACAACGGAGTGCAGTCGGGACAGCATACATACGGTGTGTATAGCCGTAAGATACAGAACGACAAGTATGCACAGCACCGAGATCAGCACCACATGGTTATGACAGGCGACTTGGAGAAGGCGGTGAAGAACGCACGTAAACATCTTCTGCCGTACACCACCCGTGAGTTAGCTCAGGTATTCTACGAACCTTTACATGATAAGGTGTCTAAAGTATTAGACGACGTAAGGGGTAAGGCGCACGACGGGGCGAGGGATATTGTCAATAACCGTATGGCTATCTTGCAAGAGGTCGAGTTCTTGAGGAAGCAGGGTGTGCAGTTCGTTACCCCCGAGTTCCGAGGGTTGTCGGAGAACATCGAGCAGTTACTTAGTGACTACCGAGAGCAGGAAACCCGTAAGGTATCGGCTGTCTTTGTGCGATTCAAGCAGGTTGGGGACATTACCTATGCGGACACGCAAGAGGTGCATAACGTGCGGGAGATTCGCTGGGATGTAAAGATGAACACGACAGATGCACAGGCTATAAGTTGTCCAGCAGATGAGTTACCACAGGACATAGCGGGGCAGATTGCCGTACTAAATATCTTAGAGAACGAAGGCTATGTATCAGGGGTCGGCATGAAGGTTGATGACAAAACATATTGGGTAGAGAGGGGTTAAGTATGTATAGCGAACAAGCAAGTAAAGAAAGAAATCTGTATCTCCAACTTTTCTATGACCTAGGATTCCACGGGAATTGGAGAGATGCGAACGGTAGTAAGATGCTGTCTGCACCCGAAGAAGTACTGATGATGTACTTAGAAATGGTGAAGGCATTACCGATTTACAGGATACAGATTAACGGGGACAACACCGTAGAAACAACATGTTATGAGATGTTGGATGCGTTTGACCCCGAGTTAAAAAAGTATTACGAAACACTTGACGAGTTACCAAAATGGGTGCAAGATAAACTCGCTGTCTTAATGCTACTCGACCATACGAAAGTCAATGAAGAAGTCGAGGGTGTAGGCAGACGCATTAACGAAAATGTGTACTGGGTTTTTAACGGAGAAATAAGTGGCGCAAACCCCTGAAGGGAAAGTTAAGAAATCGGTTCGCCGAGTCCTTGATGGGCTTGGTGCTTACTATGTGATGCCAGTGACAGGCGGTTTTGGCAGACAAGGTGCGCCCGATTTTTTAGTTTGCCTAAAAGGTAAATTTTTCGGCATTGAAACTAAGGCTGGAAAGGGAAAACTCACAGCATTGCAAGAGATGAACTTAAAGAAAATCATTGACTGCGGTGGTGTGGCTTTAGTAGTAAGGGAAGACGACGTAAAGTATCTACCCTCTTTATTAACAACAGGAGAAAGTAACTATGAAGAAGCAATCAACAACTAAGCAAATTCTTAACATCTTGAACACACAAGGTGGCAAGAAACCCAAGCAACTCATTACCTTAACAAAGGCGAGTTCAGCCAGTGTATACAACGCACTACATCAACTACGCAATAAGAAGATGATTGCCAAAGAAGATGACGGTGTGTATATTACACAAGCATTGAAGATGCCCCTCTACAAAGAGAAGGCAGTTAGTAATGTTACTAACAAAGTAGTTGAAGTTCATGGTCGCAAATATACGTTTACTAAACGTGATAGCACACCTAACAAAGTAACGCTAGATAACACCAAGTACATTCGTTCACTTGAAACACAAGTGCATGAGTTAGAGAAATTGCACGACGGGTGGCGACAGAACTACAAAAAGTTAGAAGCCGATTACACCCAAGCCAAGATCATGTACCTTGATAGCCAAGCAGTAGTTAAGTACTTGGAAGAAAAGGTAGCACAACTACTAAAGGGGTAAGTCATGGGCAAGTGGACTAAAGAAAACTTTGAAATCTATGATGCCGAACATCCTGATATTTGGGATATGTTTAAAGTGTTCTCTTTACAAGTAGCTTGTAAACGAAAATACTTTTCAGCTAAATGTGTATTCCATCGCATACGCTGGGAATCGGTTGTTGGTAACAAGGGGGACTACAAGATAGACGATGGTTGGATTAGCCACTATGCTAGGAAGTTTGCCAAGGAGTACCCACAACATAGTGAGTTATTTCAGTTTAGAACTCGTAAAGATAGTTACCACGACCAATAAGAAAACAAGGAGAAGTTATGACACCCTTTTACGAGATCCCAGTACAGTCAGTCATAGCCGACAAGCTATTTGACTTTGCTACGACTACGAGCACGTGGAAGCCCTACTACAACTTTTATGCAGTGCAAGTTCCGTTTGACTTAGCATATTCAGACCCAGTACTACATAGGCTTGGTATGAAACATCAGTTAGCAGTAGGCATCATTAGGCTTGACCCGTACACAACTTACGACTGGCACACGGATACTCGGCGAGGGGTGTCTATCAACATGCTACTTAACAATGCAAAGAGTAACTGTTTGTTCTCAGTAAGCGAGACAGAGGTGACTCACAGCTTTGTAGAACTTAAGTACCGTCTTGGTAGCTACTACGTATTTAATAACCAAGTACCGCATATGGTACTTAACTTTAACGAGTCACGGTATCTGATGAGCATAGAGTTTGAAGCCGACAAAAACGAATTAACTTTTGATCAACTGATGAGGGAGATTAAAGAATGAACGACCAAGACCTAAGAGATTGTTTTGCGATGTTTGCTTTGCTAGGTATTGTGTTTGCGCACAAAGGAGAAGATGCGGAATCAGCTTCATTAACCGCTTATAAGTATGCAGACGCTATGCTCGAAGCCCGAAACAAAACAGAAGATGATGGTGGTATCACCACAATTAAAAAGAGGAAGTATGTCAGAAAAGATTGATGGTAATAGGGATAAGCGTTTCTGTACAAGTTGTCAGACCATGCGACCAGCAGAGTACGGCAAAATGTTAGAAGGAAAAATTAACAGGTGGCAGTGTACGGCTTGCGCCGAAAGAAGAAGTAAGCCACTGTACGCTAAGAAAAGAGGAGAGGGCGATGCGTAAATTATTAGGAATATTATTAGGTGTATTCACCATTGGTGTATGTAGCGCACAGATGGTAACGTACTTGGATGCGAATGGTAAACCGTTTATGTACTCTAGTAAGGTCGGTGGTCAGACTGTTTATATGGATCAGAACGGTAAACCTGTTGCGTACAAAGTATCCCCAAACGCATCTGGGGCCTGGGTCGATCCAATAAATACACCATCACTTGTTTTTCCTTTGATTAGCCCATCGTTTCCTGGCCCCGCACCGTCAAGTTTACCCAGCCTACCAACACTACCTGAACTACCCACCTTGAAAGGACTTTAAAGTGACAACATTTACATCAGATGACAGAGAAGAAGCATACAAAAAGATATTGGAAGAAGCGGTAGAGCCGATTCCGTTTGCGGGGCTGGTGCAGTTGCAAGAATCAAAGCACACAAAGACAGACTGCGATGAAGCGTTCTTTAGCCTAGGTAAGTTGATGGCACGTTTGCCGTTAGATGAAGCCAAGCGTCTTGAGATGATGGTGCGGATTATTTGTAGTTACGTGGGACAGTTAGAAAAAGAGAACGATAGGCTAAGAAACGGTGATGAGTTTGATATGGATGGTCGTTGCTAATGAAGCTAATAACGATTGACTTTGAAACCTTTTACGAGAAGTCTACATTCAGCTTATCGAAGCTAACCACCGAGGAGTATGTGCGGGATGATCGCTTTGAGGTGATTGGTGTAGCCGTTAAAGTTAATGATGGTGAGACCGAGTGGGCGAGTGGTACACACAAACAGATCAAGGGTTGGCTCGAAGGGTTTGACTGGGCGAACTCAATGGCGATTGCACACAACATGATGTTTGACGGATTTATCCTGTCAGAACGCTTTGGCATATTCCCTAAAGTTTATGCAGATACCCTGTCTATGGGTCGAGCCATTCATGGTGTTGAGGTGGGGGCAAGTCTTGCCGCACTTGCAGAACGCTACAAACTAGGTACTAAGGGCGACGAAGTGATTGCCGCTTCAGGTAAGAACCGAGTGGACTTCACAGACGAAGACCTTGATAGATACGGCGACTACTGCGTGAACGACGTGGAGTTAACCTATAAGTTGTTCAGTGCGATGATTAAGAAGGGCTTTCCGAAGACCGAGATGAAGTTGATTGACTTGACTACTCGCATGTTCACACGTCCGATACTTGATCTAAACCTAAACCTACTTGAAATGCACCTTGTAGATATTAAGGAGAAGAAGGAGAACCTATTAGTTCTTGCTGGTATTGAGGACAAGGGCGAACTCGCTTCAAATCCAAAGTTTGCTGAGTTATTGAAGCAGTTGAATGTCCCCGTGCCGATGAAGATTAGCCCGATTACGGGTAAAGAAACATTTGCATTGTCCAAGAACGACGAGGAGTTTAAGGCTTTGGCTGAACACCCGAACGTAGTGGTACAGGCTTTAGTTGCGGCAAGGCTGGGTACGAAATCAACGCTGGAAGAAACTAGGACAGAGCGATTCATTGGGATCGCCAAACGAGGGTTGATGCCAGTTCCCCTAAAATATTATGCGGCGCACACGGGAAGGTGGGGTGGTAGTGATTCCCTAAACCTGCAGAACTTGCCAAGCCGAGGGGACAACGCAGGGAAGTTAAAGAAGGCTATTATTGCACCCGAAGGGTACTCAGTTATTGATGCCGATTCAAGTCAGATTGAGGCACGGGTGTTGGCATGGCTGGCAAGACAGAACGACTTAGTTGAAGCGTTTGCGAAAGGTGAAGATGTCTACAAAATCATGGCGTCTGCTATATATAGCAAGGATGCTGAAGAAATTACGAAGGAAGAGAGGTTCGTGGGTAAGACGACGATTCTCGGTGCGGGGTACGGCATGGGTGCGGCGAAATTCGGAGCACAGCTTAAGACGTTTGGAACTACGGTATCGGAAGCTGAGGCACGACACATTATACAAATCTATCGAGAGACGTACCCCCATATAGTAGGACTATGGAGACAAGCGCAGTTGGCGCTGGAAGCAATAAGCAAGGGCTACACAACATCTTTAGGTAAGGTGGGTGTACTTAGTATCGAGCCTAACGAGAAGGGTATTAGACTACCGAGTGGCTTGTTGATGCGGTATGACCAGCTTGTTGCGGTGCGGGATGAGAAGGGTATGCAGTATCAATATAAGACCCGTTACGGATGGAATAAAATCTACGGTGGTAAAGTTATCGAGAACGTATGCCAAGCTATTGCTCGTTGCATCATTGGTGAGCAGATGATCTGTATAGCCAAGCGTTACAACGTAGTTCTAACAGTACACGATGCGATTGCCTGTGTAGTAAAAGACGAAGAAGTATTAGAAGCCCAAGCCTACATTGAGGAGTGCATGAAGTGGACACCTGAGTGGGCAGATGGATTACCAGTAAGTTGTGAATCAGGTTATGGAAAGAGTTATGGAGATTGCTAAAGTAGATTATTCATCAATGTATTTACACGCATTAAAGGAGATCAGGATGGCACACGATGCCTTGGTGTCAAACAAGTTCCAAGCGGCATACGAGCATTGCTTGAACGCACAGACTGAGATGCGCCTGATGACTGGCGCAGTTAGAACGTGGATGCCTATTGAGGACACAGACAAAGCACAAGCGGAGAAACAGGGAAAATGAAGAAACAGTTAGATGCGATGGTCAGGGTTCGAGTTAACAAGAAAATATTTGATGATGCTCAAGAAATATTACAAGCAAATGGTTTGACTGCATCTTCCGCCCTAAGAATGTATTTAACAAAAATAGCAAACGGTGAGATTGAAATTAAATTACAACAGGTGTATAAAAAATGAAAAAATACGAAGTTCTTTTCTACGAAACTCAACTTAATACGTTGTTGTATGAGGTAGAGGCTAGAGGCGAGAAAGAAGCTATTCGGGTTGCATTGCGTGAACATATGATTGAAGACCCAAAAGAAGCATGGGTTACTAGTCGCAAGATTGAAGGGGAAAAAGTTTATCTTATTGTGAATGACATCAAGGAAAAGGCGCAAGAAAATGAACGACCCAGTTAATCACCCGAAGCATTACACCGAGCACCCTAGCGGAGTAGAGTGCATTGAGATCACAGAACACATGGGGTTCAATCTAGGTAACGCACTTAAATACATTTGGCGGTGTGACCTTAAAAGGGATGCCGTTGAGGACTTGTGTAAAGCCCGTTGGTATATTGACCGTGAGATTGCTAAGAGAACAAAAAATGACTAAACCTATCTCGTGGTCGTACTCCAGCATTAAGTTGTTTGACCAATGCCCAAAGAAGTACTACCACCTGCGGGTCCTCAAAGACGTTAAAGAACCACCAACGGATGCGATCTTATACGGTAAACAGTTTCACGAGGCAGCCGAGCTATACATAAGAGATAACACCCCAATACCCCCACAGTTTGCTTTTGCCAAGAACGCACTAGATAACCTCAAGCAGTTAAAGGGTGACAAGCATTGCGAACTGGAGATGGGTTTGACTGAGAACTTAGAGCCATGCGGATTCAAAGACCCGAACGTGTGGTGGCGGGGGGTAGCCGACCTAGCCATTATTGACGGCACAAAGGGTAGATGCCTAGATTACAAGACGGGTAAGTCTGCCAAGTATGCCGATACCGACCAGCTAGAAC